AACGAAGTCGTTGAACGACTTCACCGATGCCGACAACAGGCCGTTGACGTTGGCCACCTTGATCTTCGGACGCGGCGCGGAGCCCTTGGTCGTCACATCGAACCCGGTTGCTTCGATCGGCAGCGGCTCGTACGTCTGACCTTGCCAGATCACCGGCTGCGACAGTCCGTTGGTGCCGGCATGGAACCGCATGACCGAACCGCCCGCCATGTTCGTCGTGTCGAGGATGAAGAACTCCAGCAGCGCCGAGGGCGCCAGGGATTGAATCTCTTGGCGAACGCTCATGCTTCAAACACCTGTTCAAACTCCAGCGAGATGGCGTTGTGCCCCTGCTTTCGCGACAGACGCCACGAGCGGCATACGAACACCTTGGTTTCGCCCAGAGGGGTCGTCCAGTAGAAGCTCTCCACGCCGTTGCGAGCGCGGACGAACGTCAGCACATCCGGAAATTGCTGAGTCGTGCGCGAGAACGTGAGGCTCCACTTCTCGGGACGGTTGTTGATGCCCTTCGGGACGCGCAGCTCGTAACCGTCTCCAAACTTCGTGACGGTGATGTCCGGCTCTTCGGACAGCTGCGAGTCCCACTCGGGGTGCCATGTGAATGTCGGTCGTGTCATTGTGTCATCCGTGACTTATCGGTAGAGGATGCCGCCAGGACGCTGCTGGGACACCAGCTCCTCCATGACGACGCCGCGCACGCGAGAGGCCATCTCGCGCCAGGTTTCGACGTTATCGCCCTGAGCGTCGGTCGAGCCGGAGCCGTCGTTGTTCACTGTGATACTGATGACCACGTTGCTGCCGCCGCCCGCGCCGGTCATGGTGACGGGAATGGTGCGACCGTCCGGCAGCGGAACGTAGGCTTCAGGCATCGAACCCTCGCCAAAGATGGACAGCTGCGGGGAGCGTGCAATGCCACCCATGGCGTACTTCTTCAGCGGCATCGGACCCGAGCCGGTCATGACGTTGCCGTTGGCGGAGAACCAAGACATGATGCCTTCGCCGCCGCTGGTTGCGCTCATGGTGGCCATCGCAGTGGTGACGGCCGTGGCCATCTCGAGCATGGCAAAGCTCGTCTCGGTTGCCATGGTGGTGAAGGCGAACGACGCCTCGGTCGTCATGGTCGTCATTCCAAGCGCCATGTCGGTTGTCATGGTCGTCATGCCCAGCGTCACATCGGCGGTCATTGTGGTCATGGCCGAAGTCACCGCAGCCGTTTGAGCGGCCTGGCCACCAGCGCCCGCAGCACCGCCCAGGCCCAGGACTTCGGTCATCTTGCTGCCGAACGATCCGAAGGCGCCGGTAATCATGTCGCCGAAGCCCTTCTTGATGACAATGCCGAGCATGTCGCGAGCAATGCCGGCCGCGAACTCCTTGAACTTGAACGAGCCACCCGACAGCATGTCCACCAGACGGTCCGTGAAGGAGCTCGCCCAGCGCGCAGTTGCGGCGTCCATCGCCTGAGTTGCCTTGGCCCACTCGTCAGCCAGCGCCTGCAGCTGGGTGCGAGAGTTGGTGCGGAAGTTCAGCAACGCAGCCTGGCGCATCTCCTGCGACGAGGTGTCGATGATCGACATCTGCTGCAGGAACTGCTGCGTGGTCATGTCGGTCGTCGCCAGCAGGTTCCAGGTTTCTTCCTCGCGGCGGTTCTTCAGCGCCTCGATCCGCTTGATTTCCTCGTCGTACTCGTACTTCCGCAATTCGACGTTGCTCATCGTCGCCTTCAGGGCGTTCTTTTGAGCTTCGCGCAGCATGTTGGACGAATCGACACCCATCTTGTTGATGTCAACCTGATTGGCGTCCAGCAGCGCCTTGTCGCGCATCTGGATGAACATCCGATACGCTTCCGTGCCCTGGGTGACGGTCGTCTCCAGCTTCTTGATCCGCTTGACCGTTTCGTCCAGGAAGCTGTTTTCCTTCACCAGACCGCGACTGACGAATTCCTCGGCCGAGCGAGTGAGAGCGTCGGCCGTGTCGATGCCGACCTGCTTGATCGAATTGAGGGCGTTGATGGAATCATCCACGCTCTTCTTGTCGATCATCTTGCCGACGATGTCCTTGAACTGGGCTTTCTCCTTCAGGGAGCCCAGGCTGTCGATGAAGGCGTTGATGTCCGTCTTGCCTTCGGCGATAAAGGCGCGGAAGCGGTTGACGAACTCCTTGCGCTCTTTCTCGCCGCCCATGCGAGTCGGCACCATCTCGCCTTCGGCGTTCTGCACGCGCTCGTCGAACTTGCCGGCCGCGAGATCGCCCAGCGCCTCGAACATCACTTGCTGCTTCAGGCTGTTCAGATCGCGAGCGTCACTGAGCGTGGCGGCGAGCTTGGCTTTCGCTGCGGCAACTTCACCTTCCAGCTGCTCGGCGAGCCGAATAATGGGGCTTTCCTTGAGCGTTTTCTTCGGGTCTTTCGCGGCAAGACCGATCTTGCCCAGACCTTCCGATGCTTTCAGAGCGTCCGCAGCGGCACGCACCTGATCGTTGACGAACTGGCGCTGAGCTTCCAGGATTTGCTTCTGGCGCGGGTCTTTCGCGGCAGCGATTGCCTCGTCGATCTCGCGCTTCTTGCCCAGGGCGAAGTCCAGCAGATACTGCTCACGAGCCTTCACCAGCGCATTGCGCTTGTCGATGAACTGCTTGGAGATGGCCTCGCGCTCGCTCTCGGTGATCTTGCGACCCGATGCTTCGGCGCGACGAGATGCAGCGTCGATCGCATCCTTCTCAGCCTTGTCGAGTTCGGCCGACTGGTTGCGCAGCTCATCCACACGGCCTTGCGTCTCACGACGGAAGGTGCGCTGGAACTGCGACAGGTCTTTCGCGACGGCATCTTCATCCAGCAGGCGCTTTTGCTCGCTGAACTGAAAGGTCGCCGTCTCGAGAATGGCGCGCTTTTCCTTGAGCTGAGCCTCGATCGAGGCGCGATAGGCAGCCACATCCGCGCCGCCTCGAGCATCACGGAAGCCTGCGCCCAGAGCGCGGCTGATTGAGCGCGGAGCGTTCAGGCCATCCTTGTCAAGCGTCTCCAGAATGGTCTGAAGCGTCTTGATGGACCGGGTCGCCTCATCAGCTCGAGCTTTCGCGCTCTCCATGTCCTCGGTCGAAGCGATGCCCTGCTTCGTCCGATCGACGATCTTCTTGAACTCCTCCCAGCGGTTCATGTACTCCCAGAGCTTTTGCCCCAGAGTCACGAGAACGCCGATTGCGAGGCCCACCCAGCCACCGAATGCGTCGAAGATGATCTTTGCGCCGGCCATCACGCGCGTCATCAGGCTGATGCCGTTGGCCGCACCGATAGCGGCTTGGGCCTTCTGAGACATGAGGCCAGCGATCGTGCGAGCGTGTGAAGCGGCCTCCGCTGCGGTCGCGTTCGACTGCGCGGACACCATGTTGGCGGTACGCTGGGCGTTGATGTTTGCGAGAATCGCAGCTTCGCGCTGCTTGAGCGCGTTAATCTCGCCCTGAATGGTGGACAGGTTATCCGCCACGACCGAAGCGTTATTGCCCAGGCGACCCGCTTCAGCCATCGACGCACGAGCGGCGGCACTCGAGCCGGCCTTCTTCTGGCGCATGGCTGCTTCAGCGGCCAGCTCAGCCGCCATCTGCTGCGCGAGGAACTGCTGCTGCAGACGATTCAGCTCGTTGTAGCGAGCCACTCGAGCGCTGATCTCGTCGGCAGTTGCCTTGCGCTCACGCTCCAGGCTCTTGACGGCCGCAGCACGCTCGGCGGCATCTTTCTTCTCGAGGGCGGCCTGCTCACGAGCCCACTGAGCCTGCTTGCGGGCGAATGCGGCTTCTTCCGCCGCGATTTCGTTGCCGATCAGCGTCTGCTTGTCGATCAGCGCCTTGCGCTTGGCATTGATGTCGTCCTGGTACTTCTGAACGATGCCGTCGATCGAGCCCTTGATCGCCTTGAAAGCGTCGATGAAGCGGTTCGCGACGAAGTAAGCGACGAACGCCTGGCCGGCGAGCTTGATCGTGTCGGCCCATTGGATCATCGTCTCGACGGCTGTTCGCAACACGCGGACCAGTTGCGCCAGCCCTTCGCCCAGATCATTGGCGAATCGCTTGGCCTGGGCCGTGCCGAACATATCAATCAGGTCTTGCAGCTGATTCTTCGACTCCTCGAAGAACTGGCTCTTGCCGGCTTCCAGCTTGAAGAGGTCGAACTTCGTCTTCAGAAGGGCCAGCATGCCCGTCCACGAGTTCATCATCGCCTCGGCGGCACCGTCGTTCTGGAACCGCATGACGGAGAACATATTGTTCAGGGCCTGCGTCGCCTCGACGGTGCCGGTGGACACGAGCTTCGCGAACTTGGGCATCGACATGCCGGCGCCCTGCGCCATCATGTTGATCGCGTTCGGAACGGCTTCGCCCAACTGCTGACGCAGTTCTTCCATCGAGATCACGCCCTTGCCGGCCATCTGCTGAATGGCGATGGAGGCGCGGTGCATCGCGTCGGACGAACCGCCGAAGCGAGCGACGGAATCGACCAGAGCCTGCATCGACCCATTGGTCGGGTCCAGGCCACCGGACTTGAGCTTCACGAAGGCGTCGGTCAGAGTCTTGACCTCGAAGGGCGCACGCTGCGCCAGGTCAAAGACGAACTTCACGTTCGACAGCGCCTCGGCTTGACGCGCCGCCTGCGTGGTTTCCTTGCTCATGCCTTCCATGAGCTTGGTGAGCTTTTCGACTTCGCCCGAAGTCTTCAGAATCGCGCCAGGCAGAGCCATGAAGATGTCGTGGACATCGTGCATGGCGTAACGCAGAAGCGATGCGGTTTGAACGACGGAACGAAAGCGCCCGCCCAGGCCGAGGAAGTGCTGCTCCAGGGCTTGCGTGGACTTGGAGGTCTGGTCGATGGAGCGCTTGAGCTCCTGGATCGTCCGACCCGCCTTGATTGTCTTGACCGTAAAGTCGCCGTCGTCCAGCGTCATTACGACCTTGATGTCACCACCCAGCATTTCGCTTCCTTTACATCGCCGCTGCCATCATCTTCAGTTCATTGAACCCCGCCTCGTCACGTTCGACATTCATCGGATTCGAGTCACCCACGTAGACCGTTCCGATCTCCAGCACCAGCCTCTCGTGTGTTTCCTTGTATCCGTCGGCGCTTTGGGCTGCCGACACGACCATCAGGTCACGCAAGTCACTCGAGGCTCGCAGGCGGCGAATGTTGCCGCTCATCGTCCAGAAGGCTCGGATCGGCATTGCCATCACCTCCTGGTAGGACATTGAATAGAAGTGGCTGACCTCGCAGAAGATGAACCCGAAGTCCACCTCTTGCGCGGCGCCCTTTATGCGTTTCCCGCTTCAGCCTGAGCGCCTTCGACGAGCTTCGTGGGGTCTTCACCGCGAATGAACGCCGTCAGGGCGCGCAGCTGATCCAGAGACAGTCCCATCACCGCCTGGGGGTCCAACTCAGGGATCGCCCGCTTGATGAGCTTCACCGTCGCCTCGATCTGCTTGGCGTAGCTGGTCTCCTTCTCCATCTCCTCGGCAACCCGAGTCGTCTCGATGAAGTCCTCGACCGACATTTCCTTGATGGCGTATGTCTTCTCGCCGATTTGTACTTCTCGAACCTCCTTGGCTGCCAGCTGGTTCAGATTCAAAAGTTTCGTCATTCTCACTCCTCGAATGTGCAAAAAGAAAAGCCTCGCACTTGGCGAGGCTTATTCTATACGACTTCAGTCAGTTGTGAAAGAGCTTAAGCCCCCACGGTGAACAGCTTGCCGCTTGCGTCCGGGTAGCCGGTGAACTCGGTGTTGTACACGCGCTCGGTGTCCAGCTTGTACGCGAAGTTCATGGCGCCGGCCGTGGCAGCCAGCGGAATCACGAAGTCTTCGGACTTGTCGGACAGAGGCTTGCCAACCGGGTGGATACGCAGCTGCTTGGCGAAGTCCAGGAGGTTGTTGCCCACGCCGGTCGGCACGGACACGGACTGGCCGGTCGGGTCGGTGCCGCCAGCCAGCGTCGCGCCGGAGACGGTCACTTTGGCGCCAGCAGTGCCGCTTGCCAGGGTGAAGGCGTTGCCCTCGACGCCCTTCTTGCCAGCATCGCCGTAGGTCAGCTGCGAACCGTAGGTGACGGTCACAGTGCCCGAAGCGGCAGCGTAGGAGGCTTGAGCGATCTTGGGGTCGGTCGAAGCGTTCAGAGCGGCAGCCAGGTTGCTGGCGGTCGCGGCGGCGTTCGCGCCGATCAGGGCTTCGGCGCCTTCGCCGGTCAGGGCGGTACGGAAGGTCACGGTAGCGCCGTTCACGATGACGGTGTCGCCAGCAGCGGGCTGGGTGGCAACGGTCAGCGTGCCGGTGGCCACGGTGCCGCCGATCGCGGACAGCGTTGCGCCAGGCATGATGGTCACGAGGTTTTCCAGCGTGGTTTCGGCCATCGGCACCTTGGCCATGACTTCGCGGCCCATGATGTATTCGTTGATGGTCGTGTTACCGAACTGGTCGATGTTGACCTTGTGGGTTTCGGTGGTGACGGTGACTTCCACGCCGCCCTGGGTGAAACCCAGGTCAACGCCGTCGAAGAAAACCTGGCAAACGCCAAGTTTCACGTTTTTGGTACTTGATGCCATTCGAGAGCTCCTTTGCAAAGGGGATTGAAGTCACTGCTTAATGACTTCGCCGGTGCCGGCACTCTACCACAAATATGCACAAAAGTCCAGTGCTTTTTGCTAGTAGTAAGACCGAGCTACATCCACTAGACGTTTCATCATCTCAGCGGATACATCATTGATCGCACGCTCCAGGTACTTACCGCCCACCTTTCCATTGCCGGAATTCTTCTGCCGCGACAGCGGGCCGAGCTTGAAGCGACCGTAAGGCGCCAGGTACTCGTGCATGATGTAGGCGTACTGACCGATCGGCTCACCCTTGTAGCCTTCCTGGGTCGTATCGACGAAGACCGCGACCGACTTTCGTCCGAAGCGCCCTCCTTCGCCACGTTCGGCGTCAATTTCCTCGACCGAGATCGCGTCCTCGAGATTGCCGTGGTCGATCGGTGCGTACAGGCGCGCCAGGCGCTGAATCTCTCGCGCCTCCTTCTTCATCTGCTCGTAGACCCCGCGCTGCGCTTTGGCGCCGGTCTGCCGCAGAATCGTCATCAGCTCATCGACGCCTTCAAGATGCACGCCCATAGGCTGCTCCGCAGTAGACGATTTCGAACACCACCTGAATCTCGAAGTAGTTGCCGTCGCTGATCGGGAACGTCGCCGGCAGGTTTCGCGGGTAGCACCGCTTGATGAGAATGTCGTCCTGCTCGGTTTCGAACAGCGTCAGCGCCTTCATGGCATCTTGCATCAGCGCCAGACCCTGCTCGTAGCGGGTGCATCGCACGATCGCGGCGAACTCGCTCTTGTAGTAGCCAGGCAGGTTGGGGTCGATCCTCGTGCCGATCAATGGGCTACGCAAAAGCACGCCCTCCTTGCACTCGTCAGGCATGAAGTTGACGAACAGAGTTGACCCCTGGACGCCCAGGCCCTCGAACTCCAGCTTGTTGGCAATGGGCATCAGGTCCATGTCAGCTCCAGATCACGCAGCGGGTCTCGATGTGGTCCACATCCCCGGAGATGTTGAAACGCGGATGCTTGGAGACGATCCGCAGCTTTGCGTCGCCGATCTCGATGATGTCGTTGATGGCGGCAATCGTGTACTTGGTCAGCAGAATCACGGCATCGGCCGTCAGCTCGCGAGCGTTGCCGCGAGAGGCTGAGCTGTCCGCTCGCACGGTGGTTTGAGCGCTGACGATGTCGAGCTTCACGACCGCGCACTGCTCACGCACCCGGCGTGCCGGCAGCGGCTGGCCGTAAACGTCCGTCTTGCCGGACGAGACGCTGATGACGCAGGTTTTATTAGGCCGGAACATGAGGTGCAATCGTCGCGGTTGAGTTGTAGTGAAAGACCCGGTCGGCAATGTCCTCGAAGCTCGGGTAGCCCAGAGTGTTGCCGCTCATCGAAAAGACGAGCCCATTGTTCTTGTGCTCCGGATCGGCGTATCGAACTTCGGCCAGGTCGCCCGTCCATGACAGCTTTGCCATCTCGGCGTGCAGCCAGGTGCGGTACGCAAAGTGGCGAGCTTCGGTCGTCATCAGCCCCAGCGCTTCGTACGTGCGTCCGCTTGCTGTCTTCACGGTGTACTCGGGATTCATCAGTTGGCGCTGCAGCAGCAGCCCCATCGACCCGTGCATGTTCTCTTTGACAGCATCGAGCGCGTTGTTCTTCATCCCCTTCATTCGATCCACAAGCAGCTCGATGTTCTGAGCCGTCATGCTGTCGATGCGCTTGAGAAAGTCCTTGGTTGCCTCGACCATCGCTTCTCCGCTCATCTGAGCCACGAAGTCGCGAACGCTTCGGTCGGCGAGCTCCATGTAGGTGCGGCGCATCGCATCGCCTGCACTTTGCATCTGAGCGATCGACATCGGCGAGACTTCCGTTCCAGGGCTCATCATCGACAGGTAGCGTCCGGTGAGCGCCGACAGGAACAGCCCATACTCTCGAGCCAGGCGTGAGGCGAAGTCGTTGAAGATCATGCTCGTCCGATCCGCTTGGCGAAGGTCACGTAGTAGCTCAGGTAGCCGAGCGCTCGACGGCAGACGGGCAGACGCAGTGCGGCACCCTGGCCGTACTTGACGCGAGTCTCACCGATCGCCTCTTCGACGATGCCGGCGGCCCGCTTGTTGTCGTCCGCTTCGCCGCCCAGGATCGCGTTGGCCTCGACGACCTGCGCCTGACGAAGCGCACGCTTGAACTTCTCGGGCAATGTGTTGAACTGCGTCTGATTCAGAAGCGCCAGGTTGCCGTTGAACAGGAACAGAGAGTTGCGAGCCACATAGCTCGACTGAAACTCGCCTTCCGGCACGTACGACAGCTGATCCTGGCTGAAATTCGCGTTGGAATTGAGCAGCCCGAAGTTCAGCTGGCAGATGTGCTCGCGGGCGTCCATCAGCGCAGCGATCTTTTCCTGTTCCGATGCGGCGTTGTAGGCCGCCAGGTTCGGAATGCTCATGGCCATCATTTCGGCCATCGGGTAGGTCATGAAGCTGTTGTCCGGAACCTTCAGCGGGTCCAGCGCCTCGATGCCGTAGCTCTTGACCAGACCCACGGTGCCGGCGTCGGTCGCGCACAGCAGCTCCACGGTGCGAACTTCACGCACGTTCTCCGCACCCAGTTGATTCTTCACTGCGGAAACGGTGACTGTTGCCTGCGCGTCGCCTGCGGTGAAGCCCGACAGCGGCCCTTGGGCGACAAGCTCGGTGCCGTCCTGATCGACGACCCGATACGCCACCGAATTGACATTCAGTGCATTGCCGGACGCATCGACAAGGTCGATTGTCAAAACGACATCGGTGTTGTTCAGGAAGACATCGAGCATCGCTTACTCCGCTGTGGGTTTCGGTGTGGCCTGTTTCTTCAGGATTTCTGCGATCAGGCCAACGATCGAGGTGCCCTTGACGCCCAGCGGATCGGCGATCTCTCGAAGACCGGCGATGCCCTTTTGGTCGGCGATCTTGGCGAGCTCCTCCTCGGTGTAGACCGTGGTGGGCGCTTCGCTCTGAGGCGTCTGTTCGGGGCTTTGTTGCGGTGCTTCGGGTGACGTGCGGTCAGCCATGCCGACATGCGCGGGCACATTCATGTTGTTCAGGTACATATCGCCCACGTTGGCGGCGGTGCCATCTTCCCAGTCCGCACCGATGGCTGCGGAGATGCGAATGGCGTCGATCGGCGATACGTCAGTGACGGACAGGCCGTTCTCAAACCACACCACGCCCATCTGGCCGGTGTAGCTCTCGAAGCCTGCTTGTGTGAGGCGCAGCTTCATTCGGCCGCCTCTTCTTGACCTTCAGAGGTCAATTCCGCCTGCTCTTGCGGTTTCTGGTCTTCTTCTTGACCTTCCGGGGTCAATTCCTCACCACCTTGCGGATTGGTGTCGCCGTCGCTCTCGACAACTTCCTCGGCAACTTCTTCAGCAACGAAGAGCGAACGCACGTAGGCAAATTGTTCAGGTGCGGCGTCTTTTACAGACAGGCCATTTTCGAATTTCACATCACCGAGCAAGCCGGTGAATGTTTCGTAGCCCGCTTGGACGATACGAATTTTCATGAGGTGACTCCTTTACAAAAGAAAAAGGGCAAGCCTTTTGAGCTTGCCCTTATTGTACGTCAGTTGTGACTGACTGCCAACACCGATCAGATGTTGGACACGCCCTTCAGACGGCCGATGGAGCGGGTGCTCTTCAGGGCCAGGCCGGTGTACCACTTCAGACGGATGCGAGTGGCGTCCTTGTTCTGCACGGTGCCGATGTTCTCGACCACGATGCCGGCGTTACCGCCGCCATACAGACCATGCAGGCCATCCAGCTCGTTCAGACGCAGAGCGTAGACAGAGCAGGTGTTGGCGTTGGAGCCTTGAGCTTCGTCGGAAGCCAGGAACTCGTTCATGATGACCGGAATGCCGTTGTGGGTCAGCATCGGGCGGCCAAAGTTCTCGAGCTGCTGCATCACGGCGTCGGTGCCGTAAGTGGCGCGCAGGAGAGCACGGAAGGCACGGATGGTGCCACGGCGCATCACGATCACATCGGGACCGTTCGGCACGCTGTCAACCAGCTCGTCGAGCATGGTCAGAGTCAGGGCGTTGCCGTTGGTGCCGGCGTTCACGGTCTGGGTGCCACCAGCAGCGGCAGCCAGCGTGGGCAGACCATCGAACTCTTTGGCGTTGGCAGTTGCGTTGCCTTTGGCCAGAGTGCGGTGGAATTCGCGAGCGACAGCCTTGGCTTTCTTGGCGATCTGAACGGCCATCTGGTCGTTGGTGTCGCCCATGGTCGACTGCAGGAACTTGTCCACGTCCACGTCACCAGCGAGGATACGCAGCTTCGCCACCACTTCGGTGAACGTAGCAGCGGATTCGCCGATCGCTTCGTTGGGGTCAAGCCATGCAGCACCACCCAGGGTGTTCTCACGGTTGTACACATAGGCCTTGCCATTCACTTGCGAGAAGGGCAGGACGGCCATCAGGTCGTCGCGGTCGATGATCTCGTCGATCACGCCAGCGATCAGCTGGTTGTTGCTCAGCTTTTCAGCTTCTTGGCGCAGGAGAGCCATTTGATGAATCCTTTCCAGGAGAGGGTTGTCAATGTCTCGGCCCTTACGTCGCTCTAAGTCACCGATGAGGCAGCACTATACCACAGTTTGTGGCAAATTGCAAGTCATTGGTGACTTATAACTTAAGCGATGTTCAAGCCTTTGAGACCGGACGCAATCTTGGAAACACCATCAGTAGGCGCATCCGGTTTTGCACTACCGGCCGGTTTGCGTGAATCCGAACCAGCGCCAGGTTTCATCTTGCTCTTGAGCAGATGATCCTTCTCGGGGTCGGCCTCGACGATCTTGCGAAGCGCGGATTCGAAGTCAACGGCGTTGCCGTACTGATCGACGATAGCCGTGCGGTTCGCAGTGCCGCGAGGTTTGTCGTAACCCACCACCTTGCCGTCTTCCACGTCGAAGTATTCGCCGTAGATGACACGAGCCTTACCGGGGGTCAGCGTCAGCTCTTCCGCAATGAACTTCGATTGCGAGAACTGGGTGCCGATCGACAGGTCTTTGATCGTGCTTTGGGTGGAGTTGAGCTGTTCGCTCAGTTGCTTGATCTGGTCCTGGAGCGTCTTGACTTCCTTGCCATGCTCTTCAGCCATGCGCGTTTTCAGACGATCCCAGTCGCCCTTGGCCTCGAGAGCTTTCTCTTCAGCCGTGCGCTGGTCTTCCAGCATCTTCTTGACCGCCACGGGGTCGATGCCTTCGAAGTTCTTCAGGAGTTCCTGAGCCTTCTTCAGCTCGGCGTTAGCCTTGTCGAGCTGCTCCTTCTTCTTCATGTTCTCTTTGAGAAGACGAGCCTCTTCGTCGGACGGTTTGTTGCGACCGCCCTTGCCATCACCGTCACCGGAGCCGCCCTTGTCGTCGGGCTTGTTGTCGTCGTCACCACCCTTGTCATCGGGTTTGCCGCCGTCACCAGAGCCGCCGTCACCGGAACCACCGGAACCACCGCCACCAGAGCCGCCACCGTCTCCACCATCTCCGTTGGTGGGGTTGCGGTACTTCATTGCAACATTGCGAGTTACGAACATAGTTTGCCTTTCTGACCGTTCTCTTGGTCATTGGTTGTTGAACGCCGACAGTCTCTTGTCGGCGTGCGGAGGATCATTCCTCCTTCGAGGAGCCTACGGCGCCTTGATTGCTTTTCGACTTTCCTGCAGGAACCGGGGTGTTCGGGTCTGCTGTCAGGTCTGCCGGATCGACGGGCCATTTCTTCAGCTCGGCTTCCATCTTCTTGCGAAGGTCTTTGGCCAGCTGCGGGAACAGCTTGTCGAGCACCGCCTTCATCTGCTCCTGGCGAACCGCGTCCGGCGCGCTGATGAGCATGAGTCGTGCGGCGATGTCGAACTCGTCGTAGAGGCCGCGAGTGTCGAAGTCATCGGGATATGACACGAGGTCTTTCTCCACTTTGGCCTCTTCACCGCTCCACTTGGCGACGATGTACGCGATCTTGTTCTCAATCGCCTCCAGCGAATCGGCTTTGGCGGCCAACAGAGCATTCACTCGCTCGAAGTCGTACGCCTTGGCCACGCCGGAAGAGTTGTCGATACCGACCGCGTTGTCCTGCTTGGTCCGCTCACCCGCGAGACCGACCGTGTGGTAAATCTCGTTGATGATCTTGTTGATGACCGCCAGGATCATCTGAGCCTGCTTTGGATCAGGCGACAGATAGAAAGGTTGCGCGCCACCCTCCCCGTCGTAGAGGAAGATGCGCTTGGTGCCCATTTCGGTGAGCTTGGTGTAGTTGTCCTCGCCAGGCAGCACGTTCTGCGCCGGCATGGCCAGCTGGCTGAAGGTCTGGTCCTGGATGATCGCGTCCAGGTTCGAGAGGTAGTTGGCGACCGCACGGTCCAGGTACGCGATCTCGTCGATCAGCGACTGGGCGCTGTATTCCTCGTCCGAGATGATGTTGTCGGCCAGGATGACGGGGACGATGCCCAGGTTGTGCTGGCCCGAACCCACGAGCTTGACGACCTTGCGCCGGCCTTCCTTGAACTCCTGGTACAGACGCCACTCGGTCTTGGTCCACAGGCGGTAGCGTTCAACTTCCTCGCCGCTCGAGTTCATTGGATCGGCGGCGTCGCGCACGCACTCCTCGATCAGAATCCACTCGAGCGCGCCATCCTCGTCAAAGGCGTAGTCCAGCAGCTGCTCGGGGCCGACGGTGTAGGCGTAGGTGCGAACGCCGGCGCTCTTCTCGTCCGCTTTGGAGACGACCGGAGCGTTGTTGACGCCGTTGGTGTTGTCCACCACCACACCAATGCGCCCGTAGATGGAGGTCTTCTTGCTGATCTGGCGCGAGAGCTCCTTGATGTGCAGCCCGTTCTTGGTGGCCTTGGCCCAGAAGCGTTTGACCGACTCCGGAGCGTCAGCCTCGTTGCGGGTGATGTTCTGCTTGAACAGGTACTTGTTCAGCAGGTCCACGACCTCGCGACTGTGGTTGAAGCGGTACGCCCGATTCAGGCGGTCGGCGAACTCGGTGTCGCCCTCCTTGATGTACCGGAAGACATTGCCCTTGAACCATTCGCGACCACCCTCGTAGGTGTCCTCGAGGAAGTCCCAGTGGTCCTTGTACTCGTGGTACTCCGGATGGCGACGCTCGATCAGGGCACGCAGCTTCTTCTGGTCGTCGGTCTGGGGCGCGGACGCACCGCCGGCCACCGGCGATGCCGGGTCGACTGTCATGCTCTCGCCTGGTTGGAGGATTGGTTTGGCCATGATTTTTCCTATCTTATACGTCAGCGGTGACTTAGTCAATCCTCAGATTGACAAGCCGCCAATTTCAACTTTGCGTACCGGGAATTCCAGCTCGATGCAGTAACCGCCTGCGTCGGCCGAGTGCTCGATACCCATCGACTTGTCCACTTCTCGCGTGCCTTTTTTGTAAATCGTCTGCTCCAGGGCGTTGATGAAGTGCTTGCACTTCGGGTCGATCCGCAGGCGCACGTTGCCGTTGGCGTCCTTGAGCATCCGGTTGACTGCGTTCACACGGTCAGCCACGAGCGGGTGCTTGCGGCGGTACTTGATCCGCTTGAAGCCCTTCTCGCGCAGGATGTCCATGTCGGTCTCACCCCGAGCGTGCTGACGCTGTCCGCCGGCCGGGTCGGGGTACATGATGATCTGCGACTGGTGACGCCAGTACCGCTTCTCCAGCTCCTCGCAGACCTCTTCGGTGTTCGAGCCGAAGAGCACGATCTCGTCGATGGCCCACAGTTCGCCATTGAGCTGCGGCTGGTAGATCACCGTGGACATCGGGTCGATGTTGAAGTCCATGCCGACCCAGATCGGCAGCTTCGGGTTGAACTCCAGGGACTGAACGTGCAGGTGGCGATCGAACGGGTAGTACACCCGGCCCGACATCGTCTCGAACGACGCCTCGAATTCCTGCTTGAAGCTCTTCTCGTCCATGTCGGCGCGAGCGGCCTGAATTTCATCAAGCGGAATGAAGGGCGAGGTGATCGTCGGAAACTGCCAGGATTCCCACTCGCCGGCGGCGATGAGTTTCGGGTTCTGGCCCTTTTTGTACAGCTCGTAGAGATAGTTGTACGCCTTGGGGGTGCCGATGAAGATTGCATGGCCACCCGTGTCGGCCAATGTCGGACGCAGCACAAGCGTCCAGACTTCTTCGGCCATGTCCTGAAACTCGTCGAGCACGAGGAAGTGGATACCCACGCCTCGCAGCGAATCGGGCTTGTCGGCGCCCTTCAGCTCGATGCGAGTGCCGTTGATGAGCGTGATGGTGAGGCTGGTTTCGTTGACCTTGCGAATCCACTTGCGCGGAATCGCATCCATCAGGTCCACCCACATGATCTGCTTGGCCATCTTGTACGTTGGCGCCACGTACCAGATTTTCTGCTTCTTCTTCTGGGCCTTCTTGATGATGAGCACCCGCGACAGCGCGGTCTTGCCCCAGCGTCGGCCAGCCACGACCACCCGATACCGCGCCACGGAGCGGTAAACCTCCATCTGCTTCGGGTGTAGCGAGAGTCCGACCTTTGTTGCCATCAGGACTCCTCGACCACATCGGCGTCGTCGTCGCCGGCGCCTTCCTCGGGAACGTCCTCGATGTCGCCTGCGATCTCGAGTTGGTCCATCTCTCGGAAGGAACGCTCGCGCAGTGCGGCGATCTGGTCGGCGGTGAGCTCCGAGATCACCAGTTCCGGCACATCGTTCTCGTCGATCGCATCCGGACGATCCAGGCCCAGAACGCTGTAGCGCTCCTCGCGAGCCTTCTTGAGCACGTTCATGGCGCTTTCCAGCGCCTTCAGATTGTTGATCGCGGTGCCGACGGGCACCCCATCTTGCTTGGCTTTGAGAATCTCGGCCCAGGTGAGCTTCGCCAGGCCGGCGGCCATCTTGTAGTGATCCTCTTTTGTCTCGCGAATGCGAGCGGCGATCATCTGTGCGTCGTTGAGCTCCTGCTTCTCGACAGCGGCTTCGACCTTCTTGGCGATCTTGTCCTTGTCCTGGCCCTTCTTGATCCCGCGCCGACGAAAGTATTGGGCGAACGACTGGGGATGCCGGTCGTACTTCGCCGCCAGCTCCTCGAGCGTGACCACGCCCTGCTTCCACAGGGTTGTGGCTTCAGCCCATGCTTTGTCGGAGAGCTTGCCCTTCGTCTTGGTTCCAGGCTTGATCCCGCGCTTTTCTGCCTTCTCAGTCACTGCTCTGTCTTTCGGTCAAAAAAAATGGGCGTGGAGAAGACGCCCAGAGGAGATAGCCGTGAATTTCCGGGCGACTGTAGCATTTTTGCTACACACTGTCAAGTCAGTCATGACTTACCTCCGGAGCGTCCGTAGAGTGCTGCCCAGGCGGCGTAGGCTCCGGCCAGCTCTTTGGTCGGGGCTTCGCTTGTCTCGAGCTCGCCTTCGTCGCCGAACGTCACGACAGCCCAGTGCCAGCCATCGTCCTCATGGAACGCAACCGTCACCTTCAAACCGTCCAGGATGTTCATGGATTCAGCCAGGTTGCTCGAGAACCGCTCGCCCACCATCCAGTTCGTCTCGTCAGGCTCCACGTCCCGACCCCAGACCTTGATGATGTCGTCCTGAATCTCAAACCGAAGACCGAGCATCCGCATGATCTGCGTATCGACCGCGAGCGCCAGCTCTTCGATTTCCCGAGGGGAGGGATTTCCCGCTCCCGCTTCTTCAACTTTCAATTCTTCAGTCATCTATTACTTATATATATAGAAGGGGAAGGGAATTTCCCGCAGTTTCCCGCAGGGTCAGGGCTCCAGAATCTCGGAGATGTCTCCCAGCAGCTCGTCGGCTTCGTCTTCGATGAACGCCGGCGCCGTGCTCGGGTTGCCCGTCATCGTCTCGCCCGTCTTGGTGAGGGAAATGAGCGTGCGCGTGCGGCCCCGACGCTTCTCTGGCGCGTCCTTTTGGATCAGACCATGGGCGATCAGGGCTCGGATCGAAAACTGCAGGGATTGCTTTGTCGGCTTGTATGACAGCCGCTCGAGAATCTGGTCGAGGTCGGTGGCGCCACCATCGGGGTTGCGCTTTCCGATCACGGCCAGGAGTTCGATTTGCTTGACGGTCAGGTGCATGGTTCAGGGCAGCCAGGACAGGTCCAGAGGCTGATCGGTGGGTTGGTTGTCGAAAGCGATGACAGGCACGCGGGCCGGAAGAACGCTCTTGCCCTTCTCGGGACTGGCGTCGGGGTTGATGTAGACCCCGTACAGCGGACTGGCCAATACCAGCTGCTGCAGGCTCTTGAGCAGATAGCCCACTTCCATGTTTTCGCGACGATCCTCACCTCGGAAGCGGGCGTTGCCGGTCTTTTCGAGTGCCGAGCAGGCGTAGTAGAAGTCCCGCATCTCTCGCTCGCACTTGGCGCGCACCGCTGCGGGCATCGCCTTCAGCTCCGCCATGACGCCCATGAAATCCGAGGGGTTGGAGTCGAACCAGCGACGGAAGAACTTGACACCCTTGTCGTAGTTGGCGCTGCGCTTGGGCTTGGTGAATCGGATGCCTGCCTTTGCCGCGAAGGGGTTGAACTTGCTCATCGACGACTGGAATTCGATCACCTGGCAGCCAGTCATTCGCATCATGATGTTCTGCATGCGGTAGGCGATGCCGGCGCCTCGATACATGGTGTCCAGCACCAGACGACTGTTCGTACAGGCGTGATCGTTGATCCAGTAGGCGCGGGTGCGGTTGATGAGACGGCTGTCCATGCCGCCCGTGTTGGGCTTCAAGTGCTTGAACACCTCGTTGCGGCCCGACAGCAGCATCTTCGGAACCGTCATGACGCCCACGCCAATGACCTGGCGTCGGCCGCCCTCTTCCAGCACGCAGCGGTAGATGCGCGGGCCGATGCCCAGGCTTTCCGCCTTGTAGTGAAGCTCGTGCAGCAGATTCCAGTCTTCGATGTCGCCGCGCTCGACGTAGATGTTGGGCAGCAGCGAGAGCATGTGGTTGGCGGGCACCTCGCGGCGCTCGATGCGAATGTCTTGGTTATCGACCATGGCGACGCTCCATCACATGACGGTAGAACCAAATGGCGCTTCCGATGCCCAGGCAGCCGCCGGCGGTCGAGACCATCAGTACGGCGATCGAGCCCGTGGCTGCGAACTTCACGAAGATGAACTGAGCGAGCGAGATGCCGGCCGACGTTGCCATGGCGGCCACATACCGGCCAGCAACGACATTGCGTGACTGCAGGCCCAGCAGGAAGACGTTGATGAACGCTCCCAGGAAGATGATCGTGGCGTCCGCGAAGCTCATCTCAGGCATTCACGAAGTCGAGCAGTTTCGGCTCGGTTGCGTCGCCCGTCAGGCGGCCGACTTCGCGGCCGTGCTCGAAGCGAACCAGCACCGGAACGGAGCGCACGTTGGTCTTCATCGCGGCCGCAGCGGCGTGGTAGACGTTGATGTAGCCAACGTCATGGCGCAAGGCGCCGGCATTCTCCAGACGCTCCAGAGCGGCCTTCACGCGACCGCATGGCGCGCAATTCGGCGACGAGAACAGTACGAACGACACGGCGCCCGTCTCCTCGTTCCAGGACTTCAGCATGGCTTCTTCAAAGGTTTGCTCGTCGGCGTTCATTCGTTCTCCTTGTAGCCGGCGGGAGTGCGAACGATCTCGATCTTTTCCCGATAGCGTTTTTCGATGTACAGATTCGGCGCCAGGTCTTCGACCATGTCCGTGTGTGTGGTTGCCACCATCAATGTCGCGCCGACTTTGCGGGCGATCTTCTGAAGGTTGAAGGCGATGACTTTGGCGGTCGTGCGATCGAGCACGGCGAGGAATTCGTCAGCGATCCAGACTTTGGCGCCCGATTCGATGATCTTGGCCAGCTTGAAGCGGTATCGCTGACCGTCAGAGAGCTCCTGCGGCTTGCGAACGAACAGGTAGGCGTCGTTCAGGCCGGCGATCGACAGGTAGGTCAACGCCTCGGCCGTGGTCTTGCCGATCTGGTCGATGAGTGGTTTGGTGGCGTCCAGCGGCACCTCATCCACATCGGCGACCTGCAGGCCGTCGGCCGACATTTTTGCCTTCAGCTCGCGCAACGCGAGCGACTTGCCGGAGCCCGACTGGCCCGTGATGTAGACAACGTCGCCCTGCTCCACTTCGATGGGCTGGTTCTCGAAGACGACAAACGTCTTGTCGTCCAGGCCCAGACCGAACGCTTCGGCGATTTCCAGCACGCGATCGGTGCGGTCCACATGGGACTGGAACTGTTTGTCGATGATGTAGGTGGTCAAAACACACCTTCCTTCCAATAGATGATCGCGAGCTTCACCGTTGCCCAGACCCACAAGAGCGCCAGCAAGGCGCCAGGAATGGCCAGCAGCGACAGCAGCACCAGAACACTGATCGGCACCGTCATTCGTCGTCCTTTGCGTTCTCGCGCTTCATGGCGCGCAGGGACTTGGCGAACCAGTTGAAGACCTTCGGGTTGGAGACCCAAAGTTCGATCAAGCCGTTGGTGTGCTGGGTAGTGATCGTTTCCTCTTCGGCGCCGTCATCCACGCCGTAGACCCAGTTGATTGCGTGCGTCAGCTCGTGCTGCACCACGTTGATGGCTCGCTGTCGATGCAGCGATTCGGCCAGGTAGATGCGGAACTTCTCGAAGTCCGTGATGCCGTCGCAGCCCTCCAGATCGGGGTGCGCCGTGGCGTTGGAGATCACGACGCGAAAGGTGTACTGCCCGACCTTGATACGGCGAGGCAGCCCGTTGAATACGTCACTCATGACTGAGCCTCCAGAACGCCGCGAACGAACTTGACGAAAGCCTCGGCGCCCTCGGCCTCCATCTCTGCTTCGATCTGAGCCATGAAGCGGGCAACGTGACGCTCGTCGGCGCCCTTGATGCTCTTGAAGCCGAGCGCCTTGTCGATCTTGACCTCGCGCTCGTCGGCGGCTTCGACCGTCTTGGTCGATTCCTTGGTCTGCTTTTCGACTTCCACCTCGATGTCATCCACGAACGCATCGGCGTTGAATTCGCCCAGGTCAGCCTCGAGGAAGTCGAGCTCCTTGGCGTCGAAGATGCCGGCGAGGTCGAAATCCAGGCTGGCCAGCTCTTTCTGCAGCAAGCTGGTGTCGATGTCACCGATGGCCACGCGGTTGTCCGCCAGGCGCAGCGCCCGCACCTGCTCGACGTTGAGGTCGTCGCGCACCCAGACCGGCACCTTGTCCAGCCCCAGCTTGATGGCGGCCAGGCGACGCCCGTGGCCGGCAATGATGACGCCGTCCTTGTCCACCACGATCGGCTGACTCCAGCCGAACTCCTTGATGGATTTGGCGATCCGCTCGACCTGCTTGTCGTCGTGAATCTTGGCGTTCAGCTCGTAGGGGCTGATCTTGTCGATGGCCCAGACGGTGATCTGGCCAGGCAATCCGGTCTTGCTCATTGTCCGCTTCTCCAAAACTCCACAAATTCCTGAATGCTCATTTCTTCGACGCTGGCGTCTTCCTCTTCCTCGTAAGGTTCGAAGTTGCACGCATCTTCACAGTCGTCACACTGGAACGGGTCCAGTTCCTTGTTCATGCAGCTTTCGCACTCAGGAAATTTGTCCATGTCGTCACTCCTCGTCGGATTCGACTTTTGTAAGGAGAAAGACCAAGGCATTCCCGGCATTAGAAAGTGAATCTTCGTCCACATATCGCTGTTCTTTCATCGTCCGTTCGATCAAGTCAGTGATGACTGATACATCATCGACAGGAACCTTGAAACGCATGATTTGGTGCGTTTGCACAGGTTTCGAGCTGGGAGTTTTTGCGGGAAGTTCATCCCCGTCAGGTAGATCAAGATCGTCCAGCGATATATTCACAGACGAGAAGATTGAAGCGAAGTCGCTCTCGGAGTACGGCATGAAGCTGGCCAACTCCTCCGCATCAACGCCGATGTCTTCCAGCAGGCTGGCCAGCTGCAGGGTGTCGTCAGCCCCGTAGCGGCCGTTGTCCACCAGGCTGATTTCTTTGGCCTTTTTGTCGCTGAGACGACCCAGATTGATGACTGGAACCTCTGCATGACCCAGGCTTTGAGCCGCCTCCCAGCGATGCTGGCCACCGATGATCTGCAGGCCCTCGTCGGTTTCGCGAATCACGATCGGCTTAAACATGCCAAATCGCTTGACGCTTTCTTCCAGCTTGCTTTGGTTCTCCGGCGACACCACATTGGTGTTCCAGGGGTTTGCTACAAGCTCAGATGGCTTGCGGGTTTCCAACTTGATCTTGCTCATGCAAAGGCGATGTTGTTCAGTCAGTGATGACGGGACTATAATCCTTATATAAGAACTTGGCAACCACCTGATGACAATTTTTTCAGCCAACAGTGTCACCATCGCCTACAACGCAACTATCGCAAAGTTGCATGAGGCCCCGCGTGATGTAAAACTTTATGTGCAGTCGCTGCTCTCCTATAAGGTCGAGGGTGCCGAGCACACCGCCTCGTTCAAGATGGGCAACTGGGACGGCCGCAGCTCGTTCTTCGATTTCCGCGCCGCCACCTTTCCTGCTGGGTTCGTGAATTACGTCGTGGCGCACCTGTCGCGCTCGGGAAAGACCGTTCACCGGGTTCGCAAGCCACTGCCGCTCGCTCTGGGGCCTGAAAACCCGAAGGTCGATGCGTTTCCCGACGATTCGCGCTACGACTACCAGATGGAGACCGTCAACCGGCTCGTGAAGCACGGTTCGATGATCGCCCAGGTGGCCACAGGGGGCGGCAAGTCACGGATCGCACGCCTGGCGTTCATGCGGATTAACCGCCCCACCCTGTTCCTGACGACACGCTCGATCCTCATGTACCAGATGAAGGAGACGTTCGAGAAAGACCTCGGCATCGCCTGCTCGGTGCTCGGGGATGGTCAGTTCGGGTACACGGACGACGCCGGCCGGTCATACATCAAGAAAATGAGCGTCGGCATGGTGCAGACGCTGGTGTCACGTCTGCAGGAGCCCAATCCGGACGATCCGATCGAAGTTCAGAACCGTCAGACTGCGATCCGCAACCAGACGATTGCGCTGCTGGCCAAGTTCGAGTTCGTGATCGGCGAAGAGGCGCACGAGGCCAGCGGCAACAGCTACTACGAGATTCTGAAGCACTGCAAGAACGCTCACTACCGTCTGGCCATCACTGCCACTCCCTTCATGAAGGACGACGAGGAGTCCAACATGCGCCTGATGGCCGCGTTCGGCTCGATCGGTATCAAGGTGACGGAGAAGATGCTGATCGACCGGGGCATTCTGGCCAAGCCGATCTTCAAGATCGCCAAGCTCGCGGAAAAGCCCAAGGGGCTGCTTCGCGGCACTCCCTGGCAGGCCGCCTACCGCCTGGGCATCGTCAACAACGAAGAGCGCAACAGGCTGATCGTGGCCGAATGTGCTCGAGCAGCACGCCACAAGCTATCGACAATGGTTCTCATCCAGCAAAAGGCACATGGCCAGCTGCTGCTGGACAAGCTGCGCGAAGCGGGTGTTCGGGCCGAGTTCATCTATGGCGAGAACGACCAGACCGAGCGCAAGGCCGCTCTGAAAAAGCTCGCGGACGGCCGAATCGACGTTCTGATTGGCTCCACGATCCTGGATGTGGGCGTGGACGTGCCGGCTGTTGGTCTTGTCATCCTGGCCGGCGGTGGCAAGGCTGAAGTCGCTTTGCGCCAGCGCATCGGTCGAGGTCTGCGAGCCAAGAAGTCTGGCCCGAACATCGCTCTGATCCTGGACTTCTTCGACGACTCCAATCGCTACCTGAAGGATCACAGCCTGCAGCGGCTGAACATCATCAAGACCACTGAAGGGTTCGGCGAGAACATCCTGGCCGACGGCGAGGACTTCGATTACGAAAAACTTGGGCTTGGACGGTGAGTCACCCGTGACAGAACGTCGGCTTTCCGCTACAGTACGACAAACTGTTCGAAAGGCCGACATGAACCACGCTCTTCTCCTTAATTTGGCAATAATCGGCCTGATTGTTGTTGCACTTCTCATCACCAGCAATCCACTTGCACTGCTCGGTATTGTCTTCCTGAAAGAAATGCCCTATGGTCTGCTCGCTCAGGACGACGGCGAAGATGAAGAATCCGGCTCTCGCAAGATCGGGTTCATCACCGACGAAGACTGAATCTCCTCGGTTTTCATCGTATACTTCACTGCGAAACTGCAACGGTTTCACTCAAGACTCTCCTGCCCGCCCTTGTGCGGGCATTTTTTTCGGCAGTACCTTGAACCTTGTATAAGGTTTGGTATAATTCGATCAAGCACTTTTGCTACAACCGGAGAAGTTCAAAATGACTGAAAACGTCAAATCCCCCGCCAAGCGCACCGCCATTGTTCTCGACCCGTCGATTCAGGACCGCGTCGCCGACCTGGCCAAAGACCACAAGCTCAACCAGGGCCAAGTCATCGAGGTCATGCTCGATATGCTTACCGGCACACCTGAGTTCATCGCTGCTCTCAAAGCGAAGCGCGAAGAGAAGGTCAATTCTCGCACCGGCAAGACTGCCATCCTCAAGAAGCTCTCGAAGCTGTCTGCTGAAGAACTGGAAGCGCTGGCCGCACAGCTGAAAGGCGACTGATGAACGTCGAAGACCTCGCCAAATCGTGCGGGGCGACGTTCTACCGTCACCGCACCAGTCCGCACGAGGCTGCGGTCGCTTTCGGACCCGCCGCGTGGGAGAGGTTCTGCAAGGAGCTCAACGATCGCCCTCGAGCCAAGAAAGGCTCCTGGGAGGATGTGTTCGGCCACCTTGGAACGCCCGAAGAAGTCGCAAACGAATGGATTGCCATGCGCGACAAGATCAATGCGATGCAGACCATCCTGCTCGACCCTGGCTGCGCCGAACGAGGCTGCATCTGCCACGACGCTCGTGACGGGACGGTCGAAGCCGTTCTCAAGGGTGGAAAGACCGGCTGGCCACCTGGCTTGCTGCAGGACGACAACAGCAAGCTCTCGAAGTGGTTTGCCAGCCGACTCGACGCTCGGTACGTATTGAGAAGCGTCCTCATCCAGCCTTTCGACGACCACGAGACGATCACGTTTCACAAACTGGAGAAATAAGTCATGACTGATATAGCACCCGTCATCCGAGAGGGCGACATCGTCCAAGTGAACCCCGAGCGGGAGATGTTTGGCGGCTGCATGGTCGTCGTCACCGAAGTGAAACCTTGGGGCATCCAGGGCTACGTGCAAAACGCCGGCCAGGACGGTCAGGCGTACATCCGTCTGAAGCACGAAGACTTCGAGCACACGGGTGGACAAGCCGTATGGGTGGTCGCATGACTATCAGAGACGATGACACGCTGGCGAAACATCCAGCACAGCGGCAAAACCCCATAGAGCCAATAGAGTTTCTGAGCGGCTTTCTGACAGAAAGGCTTGCCATTGAGCGCGGTATTGAATGGTCTCAAGCGATACACGACTTGTGCAATCGCGCCATTGAGGAGGAAAAGTTGGCCGAGCAGCCAGCACAAGTTGACCCGTGTATTGACGGATCATGCAGTTGCTGCTGGTCGCACCTTGATGAGCAGCCAGCACAGCAGGAGCCGGTGTCAGGTGTTGTTATCCGCGAAGGTTTGCCGACATTGCTGCAAGATCGAAACATTAAACCTACCGATTCCCGGCTCTACACATCCCCACAGCCAAGCAAGCCGTGGGTGGGGCTGACGGAGGAACAGAAAGCCGAACTGGTGTTTGAGCTTTTCAATGACGGGAAAGCTGCGTCGAAGGCCATGTACCTGCTGACAGCCCACGAAGCCAAGCTGCGGGAGAAGAACGCATGACCCTCGACGAATTCAAAGCCTCGATCATGGGCGACATCGAGACGTTCACGACCGACTGGAAGCTCAAGAACGCCAACCCGAACCTCGACCCGCAGCACTGGCCGCTGGAGATGGATGAAGGCGACTGGTACGACCAGTTTCTGATGTGGTTGGGCGGAGCGTCGGTTCAACCCATGAGCGACGAAGATTTTCACTCGGACAAGTTCGCATGAGACACAGCATCACAACCCCCGGCGGCACGATCTACGCAACCGTCTGGAAAGAAGACGGTCTGCTGAAGATCGCCATGCCCCGCTACCCCGACGTGACGATTCTGATGGACGAAAAGGCGATCCCGCAGCTTCGCTCGATCCTCGAAACCCTGGATGAAGCCGTCGAGTCCGTGACGATCGACCAAGGCTGCTTCGAGCGAGGCTGTGCTTGCCACGATCCACGAGTGGATCACGACGGCGTTCAGGTTCGGGGAAGCCGGTAATGCGGGTGCTCGTCTGTGGCGGTCGAGACTTCACTGACCGCGAGTTCGTGTGGTGGTGTCTCGATGCTCTCAGCGCGAAGAAAACGGTCGATCTGGTCATCCACGGTTGCGCTCAAGGTGCTGACACGTTCGCTGAGCAATGGGCGGTTCAGAAAGACGGTTGCACCGCTTACGGTGTACCTGCGGACTGGAAGAAGCATGGCAATCGAGCTGGCCCCGTCAGGAATCGGCTCATGCTGGAGCTCGGAAAGCCCAATCTCGTCCTGGCGTTCGAGGGAGGCGCTGGCACAAGGGACATGTGCGCGGCGGCGACAGCCGCCGGGGTCCGTGTGCTGTTCGCCGAGAAGCTGCGCTCTCACTTCGAGGCTCGGCCGCCCTGGGAGTGAGGCGTTCGGAGTTCGCGAATAGCGATTGGCGAACCATTGGCGAACCAGCTCGGACTTCCCGTCCGCAAGTATAAGGATTCATCACATCCCAATCGGGAATTTTCCAGGGTCGGTCCCATTTCTCACTTCCCAAGACTGGACTCCCAACTCCCAATGTGGAAGTATAAGGATTGCGATGCGGGGTCTTGGCCCCTGGTATAAGGAAGGTCGATTTGGGGGTCGGAACGAGGAAGGGTGCGCTCCCATAGTCCCAGAATTTTTCTAGGACTTTCGATATAATCAGTTTTTGATTATCTGGTTAACCATATAATCACAAAACCAAATACACCAATAATATATAAGCAATTCAAAAAGACTTTATCGCTCATTTTTAATTTACCTTTTCAGTTGATTTGATTTTGAGATAATGCGATATTGATTATCGCATTATCTCATTTATTTATTATTGTGCGAACCACGCTTTCACATAATCTGCAATTTCATTTTCTTTGAATTCGATATCATCGTCGCGTTTACCTTTTTGACCGTTTGTAATATTCAAGAAAATAAATGCTTGTTTGCTGCTACTCGCTTGAGTGTCTGCAGTATTAAGCGAAACGCTGATTTTGCGCTTAATATCTTGAATCTTTTCAGTCTCAAGATAAACCGCAGATTTTGAAAGAGAAACCAAACGCGATTTCATCGTCATATTTTGCAATTCGTTAAGATTAAACAAAATCGAATTCGAATAACCATCAATGAAAGATTTTGTATTATTTGCGATACCATATGCAAAACGACGAATTTTATTGATTACATATTGCGCGAGATAATCGCGATTCTTTTTATCGGTGATTTTCACCTGATTTGCGAATCGCGCATAATCAATCAGACTCATTGATTTTTCGATAATGATTTCGGCGTTTTTATCGCTGAAAAAATTCTGTTCTTTTTTCAGATAATCGCGCTGGTTTTCATTTTCAGCATTATCAATTCGCACCTGAAACGCTGCGATTAGGTTCTGCTGCAGGTCTGCAGCGGTGGTGGTGGTGGTGGTCTTGTTGGTGGTTTGCTTTGCTTTGCTCATGATGTACCTCATTTGGTTTGTACTGCAGCACCGTGCTGCAGTGATGTAAATTATACGCTGATTTTTTGCTGAAAACCATGGGCACGTAAATTTTTTTCTAGTGGTTTTCACCTATTGACGGCGCGCGCTTTTTTGTGGTAAGAAACGGCGGGCGGAAGTCTTGTAGGAGAGTGGAGCGGGTCTTATATAAGACAGGAGATGGGTCTTATATAAGACAGGAGACTGGTCTTGTGTCTTATAGGAGAGTTGGATGCGGATGAGGATGATCCGCATCCAGGCGGGTGGATGAGGACGATCCGCATCCGCGTTCCGCCGCCGTCCATGGACACGCGCACCCGAGCGCCTACCTGCGCTCCTACCTCTACGCACGCTTCGTCCTAGCCGTACTCCAACTTCAGCCCTGCCGTACCTGAATTTCTTCCATGGACGGCCCTGACTTCTGTCCAGCCGTACCTGAACTTCGTCCGAGCGGGAGTCCAACTTCGGTCTCGCCGTACTCCATGGACTGTTCAGGCTGACCAGGAACCGAGCGTTGCACTCGGTTCGTAGGCATCAAGCGAATTGGGCTTGATGCGTTTCCAGCTTTTCCTTCAGCGCAAGCGCAAAGCTCATCGGAAAGAACGGATTGAGCGATGCCGACTCGATCGCTTTGTCCAAACACTCGATCGCGTAGTTGGGCGTGAAGAAGTAGATGGACGCTTCGTCAGCGCATGGATGAGAACCTGCGCCGAAGTAGTTGATCGCAGGCACCAGAAAGTCCGCTTCCTTGTCTGTCAGGTTGCAGTTGTCCAGGATGTTCATCACGCACCTTCTTTCGGCAGCTGCAGGTAGAAGGAGAAACCGACCGCTTCGAATGGAAGGTCTTCACACAGCGCGCACACCGTCGGCGCAACGTAGGGCAGCATCACCGCAGGAATGAGCGACTGGATCGTCGTCTCGTTTAGGCTGTCGGTGAACTCGCAGGCATAGGTGTCGAAGTGCTCATCGTAGGATTTGATCTTGACCTTTAGCATTTCCGTCTCTCGTTTCGCTGCAACATCGCAGTGATTGAATTACACCAGACCGAGAGCGGACATTCATTGGGCACTCGCACTGGCCTAGAAAGTCTCCATGGCCTGAGCTTTGTCCATGGCCTGAGAATGGCCTGCGATGCTGCATTCTTATAGGAAACCTTATAGGAAGGCCATGGAACCTTATAGGGCGCAAACCGCATGGTTGAGCCAAACCTTATACAGCGTCCATGGAACCTTATAGGAAATCTTATAGGGCAAGCCATGGAACCTTATAGGAGAGGCCAAAAACGGCCATGGAAACCTTATACAAAGCCCATGGAAACCTTATAGGAGCGGCCTACCAGTTCCATCTCCGTACGCCTGAGCTTCGCGCCTGCCGTACCTGAAATCGACTCCATGGCTCTACATACGACCCTGCTGCCGTACCTGAAAACGGATGTAAGTTGTTGTCGGCATTGGACTTTGTGATTTCGCGCCGAACTTTTTTCTATAAGGTTGTGTGAGATTGGCTTGCGATTGATGAAGGGACTACTTCCGCCCCGTTGTTGTTGTTGTCGTTCTGTTCTCCTTTCTTTCCGCCCCGTTCTTTGACTTTCACTTCCTTCTTGTTCCGCTCTTTGTTCTTCTCCGTGTTGTTCTTGTTCTCCGTCGCCGAGGTTGTTTTTTCCGTCGTCGTTCTTGTTGATGCCGATCGTCTGTATACGGAAGTCTTGCCGTACTTCGTTGTGCGGGAAGTTGTTGGGAATTCCTGGCCCTTCTTATAGATGTATGTAGTTGTTCCTGAAGTTGCTTGTTCCTTGTTGCGGGAAGTGGGCTTTCTTGGGCTCGGTTCGATAGATCGCGTTTTGAGACGTTTTCCGAGGTCGGTGCGGTCGGTGGTTCAGCTGGTCGATTGGATCGCGTTCTGGTGCTGTTCTGACGCTTGGCCAAGGTCGTTTCGGTCGATCAGAAACGTCGAGGTTCGTTCCTGGTTTCGACCTTATAGGATGCTTATTTTTTAAGCAGTAGTCTTATAGGAGCGGCTTTTGGCGGAAAAGCCTTTAACATCAACAACTTACGTGCCATGGCCTCGAGTTTGAAAACGAAAGGACGATTCGCTCGTCCTTTTCGGGCTTTTCTTATACGTTGGCCTTGAGGTTTTTCAGCTGTTCCTTGCAGTAGTTGGCAACGTCGATCCCAGCCTGCGTGAGCGGGCTTTCCGACATGGCTTTGTCGTGAACCCTCTGGAGCTTTTCCAGCTCCTCAAGCGTCATTCCGGTGACGGCTTCCAGGTTCACGGCGCCGACGTACTTTGAAACGTGACCGATGGACATCTCCATCAGTTCGCGACGTTGCAAGTCCTTCAGCTGTTTCTTGCTGAGCAGACAGCCGACCGCGCAGTGGTTTCCAGAGGGGTATTCGTACAGGCAGCTGCCGCCGAAGCCTCCGTCTTTTGCGTGAGCCGCGCCGATCTTGCCTTTGTTGGCCTGCTTGATGATGTGCTTCAGGCTTTCTTCGCGTGTTCGGCAGGTGACGCCGTTGATGATTTTAGGCACTTTCGTTCTCCTTTGTCAGTGGTGAGTTAATCGTTAGGGTGAATTGTGGCCCGCTCATCGCTTGTGTCCCCTCTTCGGTGCGTTGGCGATGCGTCGCAGGTCGGCGATGTTGTTGAGGTAGGACCGGGGGTCGGTCGCGTTGGCCGTCAGGTAGAAAGGCTTCTCAATGCCTTCGAACATCACTTTGATGTGGTGGCCGCTGGGCTCGGCCGAGATTGGCTTGAAGCCCTTGCGCTCGTACATCCGAAACTGTTCTCGGAGTCGCTTGTTGATCCTCACAGCGGCTCCTTCAGTGACAGCTCCAGACTGATGTAGTCCACAAAGGCCCGAAGCACCTGCTCGGAGGTGTTGCCCGAGAAGAAGATGCCTGCGGCGTCGCCGGTCTGAACGTCCAGCTTGTCCTGGATGTAGTTGACGGCCTGGTCGAGCGCCTCCATCGCCAGCTGTGCTTGTGCTTTGGGCGTCATGGTCATGCTCCTGCCGGTCCGAGTCGGTAGCCTTCGCTCACGATCCGGTAGGTGGCCGTTCTGGTCTTCGGGTTGAAGCCATCGACGATGTAGATGGACGGTTCGGTGGCCGTGAAGTGCTTGATGGCTTCGCAGTAGATGGCCAGGCTGATCGCGTCGTGCTCGTGGATCGTCACCGTGGCGTGGATCGGAGCTCGCCAGTCTTGCGGGTTGGCGAGGTGATCGAAGGCCGTCTGCAGAATAGCCTGTCGCACCACTTCAGGATTGACGCGCACTTCGGGCGCTGATGCGGCGATGCCTCTTAGGTATTGGTCGCGCTGTTCGGGTGTCATCGCTAGGTTCCTTTCGTTTGTTTTGCGATGATTTATTGTGCAAAACCGAAAGTGGACTTTGTAGCAATCCGATCAGTTGCCCGATGAAGTCGCCGTCGAGGTCTTCCGATACCAGCGGGTGCCAATGAACCGAAGCCAGTCCTCGTTCGTCCACAGATGAGTCGGAACAGGCGGCGCGCTGATCCAGTAGCCCCAGCCAGTTTCCTCGCCCTGCAGCGTCCGCAGCTTCTCGTCGTGTGTGGGTTGTTCCTTGCTCATAGTTGTCCTTTCATCCGTTGGGGTAGTCGCGCAGCTGCTCCTTGAAGCCCTGGCGAATGTGTTTCATGTCGAAGCTGGAGCGGGTGAGTTCATCAGCCATGAGACCCACACCCGATTGCGCCAGCAGGCGTCCGTAGTCGCGAAGCTCCTCGATCGCTCGGTTGGCTTCAGCGTTGATGGCGTTGGCGAAGTCACTCACCTTCAAACTCCTTGCCGAGCTCCTCGATCGCCTTCTTAGCCTCCAGGTAACGGAGCCTGCGCTGCTGCTTGGACCTGTCGTCGAACAGGAACTCGTGGAATTCGTTCAGAACGTGCTCGGCGAAGCCTCTGTTCGTGTCGTACCACTCGTCCTTGTTGGTGTTGTCCTGTGTGGCCAGAAACTGATCGCGCTTGGCTTCGAATTCCTCTTTGTCGATGGCCATGTCAGCCCCTCCTCATACGTGCAATGTCGATGGCGTCCTCGCCCTTGAAGACAGGGACGGAATTGGATTTGTGCATCACGCCGATGCCGAGCAGCTTGGTGCCGGTGTAGCGCAGGCCGTGTACAGGCTTGGTGCCGCCGTTGAAGCCGGTGTCCACCGACTTGTGCTCCTTGCCGGAACTGCGGCCAGGAGGTGTGGTGAGTGCTGGGATGGCGCTCGAGGGTTTGGCGATGACTGGCGTTCGTGCGAACTTGGGCATCTGGTCCCACTTGCGCTGCATGGCCTGAAATGCCTGCATCGCTTCGCGTTCGGCGCGGGTCGGAGTGCGTTTGCGTTTCATCTGAAATCCAAACATGAGTTACTGATGACTTATTCTGACCAGCGAAAGATGGAGTTGCTAGTCATCCTCGTCATCGTCCGATGATTCTTCCTCTTCCTCTTCACCGACAGGCAGCTCGTTGGCGTGAGCCATCGAAGCCACATCGTCCTCGCTGAAGTAGACAAGGCAGGCATCGGCGACGGCTCGGGGGTCCAACGTACCCTCGTCCATCAGCTCCATCAGCCTGCAGGTGACGGGTCGGCCGTTGTGCGTTCTCATGCCACCACCTTGAAGTGATGTTCCAGCCATCCGTAGAAGAACCAGTTCTCGCCTTTGAGCGTGTACGTGCCATGCGAATCCTTCTCGATGGTCACGTTCCGCTCGCGTCCGGTGTACCACTCGGACTTCAGGCGCTTTTGCAGCTGGTCCCTGACCGACTCATAGGAGACGCTGTGCTTGTGGGTGTAGAAGTGGGCGATCATCCTGGCCCACTTCTCAGCCAGCGCCGCGAACTTGGCTTCGGTGAGGTTGCCCTCGTACGGCAGGAGGTACGTGACCTGCTCGGTGCCATGCACCAGCTGCGTCTTCAGGCACTTGGCGATGGTTCGATCAGGCATATTGATCCTCCTCGATCACCTGCATGTGGACACGAATGCCGTGATTGTTGAATTCGTTCTCCAGGTAGTCCCGAAGCTCCGAGACGGCATCGAACGACAGCGGATCGCTGTAGGCGTCGCTGATGGGCTCCTGCAGTTCAAGCTGCAGACGGTGGCGTTTGGTCTTGGTTGCCATGATTGCTCTCCTCGATAGGTGTTTCCAGAATGGATTTGCGAGACGCCAGGCGAAGCTGCTCGGCGCTGGTGGAATCGAGCTGGAGCGCGCCAGCGAATACCGCCAGTCGCGTCCGGTTCTCGTAGATGGCGACCATGTCGCCCTGAAGCATGAGAAGCCTCACAGTTCAAACTCCTCGCCGACCTTCAGACCGAGATTTCGAATGGCTTCAATGACCGACTTGGGCAGAATCGCCATGCCGTCGTAGTCCATCAGTTCGTCACCGTCGAACCACAGGCCACCGCCCGCTTCGTCACCCAGCTCGTCATGCTCGAACCATCCATACATGGCCACAGGGTCGATCTGGACTTCGAATTTGCCGACTTTCGTCTTCAGGCTGAAGTCATAGGGCTGCATTTGCTTTCTCCTTTGTTTCGTTGCTGGTGACTTAATTGTCAGAAGCCGAAGGTGGACACACAAGCATCTGGCTTGGCTACTTCGAACTTCCGAACAACACGCCATACGCAATGCAGCAGCAGATGGCAAAGAACATCAGGCCTCCGACTCCACATCGGAATCGCTGATGGCGCTGGTGATGGCGAGCACCCGATCGGCGAACTCCTCGCTCATTTCGGCAGGCAGGCCAAGCTCCTTGTAGGGGTCGTTGAACAAGGCAGGCAGATCGTCCCAGTTGCGCCGATGCGGCACATCTTTGCGGTGGACGCTCAACTCTCCCTCCTCGAGCCAAGCCGTACCGTTCTGGACAACGATGTTCACGACAGGCTGGGCGTCATCCTCCCCGCCCTCCCCGCTCATCAATGTGGCCACGAGCTTGAGGAATGGAAACTCTCGAGCCAGCGTCGTCCAGTCCTCGAGCACGTCGGCGACACTCGGCCACTTGCCGACGTTGTCAACAAAGTGGATGCGGCCTTCGGGCGAGCACCAGCCATGCGCGCCCCATACGAAGCAGCACGAGGCCCAATCGTTCGTGACGTAGTTGGTGGAGATGTAGCCTGCCCGCTCTCGCACCATGCGTCCGAACGGCCAGTTCTTCTTGCGCTTGGCTTTGGCTTCTTCGCTCTGGTCTTGCCAATCACGCACGACATACCGATCCAGGCCGGCTCTGGCCTGATACCACTCCGTAAACTCCTTCCGATTGCCACCGGCCAGGTCGTAGGTGTCGGTCAAAAAGCCATCCGTGCGAAAGATGATCTCCTTCGCCTGCTCCGGCGTCACGGATTCGCCCGTGACCAGCATTTGCGGCCACTTGGGCAGCGCCTTATTCAGCAGATGTTCCTGCGTCATAGCTTTTCCTTCAGTCGGTATAGGGGGTTGAAATGGGGTGGATGTGAGCGTCCTCTGCGCCCTTGAGGACGTAGTTGAGAAGCTCCTTCTTGCTCATGCGTCGGAGCTTCCTTTCGTTGAGATTGCGCTTGTACCTGTTGCGGCCGAGCCGACACATGGCGCAGTTGCAACCCTTGTGGAACGTGTACTTGCCGCCCGTCTCCATCAGAACAGCTCCTGCTGGCTCGAGGGCTTGAGCGCTGCCTGCTTGACCCAGTGGTCGTCAGGCATACCTGCGAGTTCTTCGGGCTCGAAGCTCTCGATGTAGGCTTTCAGACAGTCGGGGCAGACCTGAGCGCGCCACTCGGGGTTGTCCAGCGGTGCGTAGATCATGTGGACGCCGTCGTCATGTGGCTCACGTACGGCTCCGCAGATGGGAGTGCCGGCGTACACGCCGGTCAGTGTCAGATGGATGCGGGCTTGAGACATGACTGCTCCTTCTCGTAGTTGGCCACTTCCTCGTTTCGAATGCCGATGTAGTCGTAACGCCAGTCGTTCGGTTGCTGACGATTCCATCGGTCGATCGTTCGGCGCAGTTCGAGCTCCAGGTGCCTGATTGGCAGGTGCTCGAACAGCGGCGTGTGCGAGGCGTTGAATTGGGCGATATAGATGCGCCCTGACGGCAGGTGCTTGCGCCTGAAGTACAGCTGGATCATGTCGATCTCCTCTCGTTCGGTTGCTGATGGTTCATTGTCACCAGCGAACCTTGGACATACAAGGTCACTGGTGACTTACCCGATCAATCGTCCGATTCGAGTTCTTCGTCCTCTTCATCCTGCGGCTCCTCTTCCCAGAGGTAGACCAGCATGGCCTCGACAACCACGCCGTCCACGCGCCGCACCAGACAGTCGTAACCGCCATCGCCGTATCCCGAGCTGGACACGACACCTGTGGGATGGACGCCCCAACTCGCATCAGCCAACGTCAGGTCGCAGATTTCGTCGTAGAACTTGTCCTTGACTGCCTCTTCCTTGCAGACGGTGGCGAACATCTCCAGATCGAAGAAGCCTGCCTGGCCCGAATCCACACCTACGTGGATGCCGCTGTTCTCCCAAGTGGAGTCGAGTTCGGCCATGTGGTCGAAGTGCCGTTCGGCACCGATATTGACGATGTGCAGATAGGCGACACGACCGGGGTGAGCGGCGAACTCGGCACGCTTTTTGGCCAGACGCTCACGCTCGAACTGGGTGTAGGTGTCGCCGTTCTCCCCGAAGCGCTTGGCCATTTCGTTGATACGCTCCTCCTCGCCCGCGAGCCACTTCTCGGTCATCTCCTCGTCGAAGGCGTCCTTGTGGTAGCCCACATGCGCCTCCCAGATGCCGTCCATGACGGCATCGAGTTGGCCGGCGCACCACGTTCCCATGTCGTAGCACGGGTCCGTCACCCGCAGCGCGCCGCTTGCCACCACGAAGGTGTTGGACGCCGATACTTGGTCAATGTGCGGAAGGCTCATGATTCACCACCAGGAGTCGTACAGAACGGCATAGCCGTCGGCGATTGCCTCGCGGGCCTTCGCAACGAACGCCAGCACCTCCTCTTTGTCTTCATCCCCGAACGGCTCTTGACCGCCGAAGAAGAAGCCCGCAGTGGGCGCCAGCGCCTTCATCGTCGCAAGCGAAGCCAGGCGATCGAGGTCGTCAGGCATCAGCCGCACCGTGGTGCAGTTGAACGAGTCCCGAGTTCCGCCCTTCTGTCGGTACAGCTGCTCCATCCAGCCGTGCAGGTGATTGAACTTGCGCCAGTAGGCGAAGTCGGTGTCCATCAGACCTTCTTGCTGGATGCGAGTGTCGGCGTCGTCCCGAGCCTTCCAGTACGCCTGCTTCTCCTGATCGGTCTTGTTGGCGTAGTCCTCATCGCTCCAGAGCGTGAAGCCGATGGCTTTGTGTGCGCGTTCGCGGACGGGAACGTCCACTTGATCGTCACCGACGAGGTCGGCGCGTGCCTTGTAGGCGTACATATCGAGGCCCATGTGGTTCTCCTTTGCTGTCAAAATCGACATTGATAGTGTCACCGATGACTTATGGAAGTGCAAGTCACCGATGACTGATTGCCATAAACGAGCCGATCAACGGCCGTCCAGCAGCTCCACGAGGGTAGTCAGCGTCTTGTTGGCGTCCTCGATCTTGGCGGCGATCTTCTTGGACTTGGTCTTGACGGCCTTGAGCTCCTCGATCTCCTTTTCCACCTTCTTGATGGCGTCGATCAGCTGCTCGTCGGACAGAGTGGTCACATCCACGCCGTTGATGAGGGTCTTGTTCACGATGGTAATTTGATTGGACATTTTGTTCTCCTGAATAGGTTCGATGGGGTTAAGGGGTTTGCCAATGCCGATGTCGGCACGGGGGTCAGGCTTGCTGCCTTCGTATCTAGGAGCGACGCCTCGCCCCGTGAGCATGTAGCCGGTTTCGACCAGACGATTCAGGTGGAAGTTGAAATCGTCGCAGTCCGACTTGTTCATGTTGGGGTAGCTGACGCTGCGCGCCCTCTGTTCATCGCCCCAACGAAGCCGATACCACATCTCCATGTAGAGGTATGACCACTCGGCACCCGACAGAAATTCCGGGTCGCCGTTGTCGCCCAGAAGGTTTCGTGTCGGCAGAATGTAACTACCAACCAGGCGTCGGAACTGCCCAAAGTTGGACCGCTCCGCTTCGTACCTGGCCTTCGTCATGAACGCCTGTTCGTTCTCCAGCGCCCAGACATATTGCGTGACCATATGGTCCATTCGCAGTTTGCTTTGTTGGCTCATCGCATGTGCGCTCCTTTCGTGTTGCTTGCGATGATTGAATTTGACCAGCCCCACGTTGGACTGTGTAGCTTCCATCGCAGCTGCCCACGAATGTCGCCAAGCTCTTGGAGGTGAGCGATTTAATCGAGCGGCCTTGCGTTCGTTTTGTCGGTGGTGGTCAGGTACTACCGACACCTTGGAATCGTCACGCCGCTCGTTCTGGTGGTCGGCTGACACTGGCCTGCCGGCGCTCGATGCTGCATAAAACGCGCACAAAGCTGCCTTGTGTGCCATTTATGAAGCATTGGGCCGTCCATGGATGGTATGAGAAACACAAAAGCAGGACTCGAGGCCCTGCTCCGGTTCACCAGGCGCTGTCCGGTACGCTGGTCGGTCTGTACGGCACTGCAGGCTTTGCGACCGCTGCAGGCTTGACGCCAGGGTTCGCGATCACCGTCAGAAGGCTGCGCCCTACCCTCCACCGGGTCGTGCTGATGGCACCGTAGGTCGTCGGATCACATTCGACGCCACTCACGCTCTTGCCATTGACCCGATTCACGCGCAGGTATCGGATGCTGCCGTCCCGATCCTTGAACGATGCGATCGAGCCACTTCGCAGCTGGTTGTCCACTCGCGTGGTCAGAACGGCTTCGCACTTGTCACGGATGGCTCGAAGTGCATCCGTCGTCATGAGCTCCAGTTTGCTCAGGTCCATTTCCATACTCCTTCTGAAGTTGATCCAAAGTCTGTTGCGCGATCAGCTGGGCGTCGCCATCACCGTTCGCAATCGCCTTCAGTGCTGCCTGCATCTGCCAGGCCATGTCCTTGTAGGCGCTGCGCTCACGAAGCATCTGAAGCATCTTGGCGCGCTCCGCGTATTCAAAGTTGTGCATGTAGTCCTTTCACCAGAAAGCTCCAATGCCTGAAACCTTCTGGTGAAAGAGGCGCAGAGCGCCCCTCTCACTGGTGACTTAGGCGGCGTAGCCGAGTTTCACCTTCATCGCTTCGGCGATGATGCTGTCGGGATTGGCCACCATCTTGCCCTTCTCGCGCATCGTCACACCGAGGATCGGCAGCAGCATGAACATCTGATTGGCCTGCGACGCGGCGGTGCCAGGGCTGTACGGTTTGGACAGCAGGTTCGTCTGCAGGTTGCCATTCTTGCCGCTGGTCAGTTCGCCCTGCTCGAACAGCACCTTGAACGTCCGAAGCAGAACCTCATTGAGCGCGCCAACGTCCTTGCCCGATGCGATCCAGGTCAGCAGCATGATGGCCTTGTCCTTGACCTTGTCAGCGATGGCGTCGCGGTCGTTCATGTCCGTGATGAACTTGTCGGCACGGGCTTCGGCAGCGATCGTGTCATCGTCCTTCGAGAAGGTCAGCAGACCCTTGTTGCCGCCCAGCAGCGCCAGCAGACGGTCGCCAGGCTTGTGCGTGATGCTGGTCACGCGAGGCGCTTTGGGCTCCTTCGGCTCCTTCGCTTTCTTCGCCTTCTTGACCTTCGCGGTGGCGGCTTCGGGGTCGGTGCTGGGCTTGTCAGCTGCGGCGACAACTTCCTCGCCGTCGTGCTCGGCGTACAGCTCCTGCACTGCTTCAGCCTTCTCGACTTCGGCGACTGCGGCTTCGAGCGTTGCGGGCTCGACGGCAGCCTCCTCGACTTCATCCTCGATCAGATCACCGAGCATCGAGGACAGCAGAGCGTCATCGGCGGTTGCGGTGGCCGCGTCCTGAACACCGACCATGTGGAAGAAGGTGTCGAGGTTGGCGGGCTGGTTGGTTTTGGCTTTCTTGCTCATTTGGAAAAATCTCCGTTCAAAGTTGAGGGTTTGGGTATCGAAAAATTCGATGATTGAAATGTACGGTGCGAATCTTGGAGTCACAAGCATTTTGCTTGGAAGAATTCGTGGTTGCCTTCGCAGTGCATTCCTTTTCATGTCGTTCGTCGATGATTGAATTTTGACCATCGCGGCTTGGACATACAACCACTTCTCAGGACACATCATTGGAGACATGCCGTGGTTGGAACAAACTTAGTAATGCGCGCCGGCGTGCGCGAATACTCGACCACGAGCGGACATGCAATGCTAGCCGTTGGGCAAATGTGAATGGATTCGAGAAGCGGTGGAGTGCCCATGGAGCTGCATGGACAAAGGCAATGGCGACACGCAGTCGCCAAAGTTGAATAGATACGAGCCAGCAGCTGCCTATACAGCAGCGCCGCCGTACCTACCAGGCAGCGCCCAGATCGTCCGGAAGACCCTTGACGGTTTCCGCACTCGAGGTTGGCGCATCAGGGTCGGGCGGTGGTGGCGGTGCGAGGTGGTTGTCCACTTCGACGAGCTTGCCATCGTCGTCGATGACTGACTCTGTCCATGTCGTCAGGAACTCCTCGTACCAGTCGAGCGCCGATTCTTCATCGTGGAAGGTTCGGTTGTCATCGACCGGATCGGCTGCCAACGATCCATCGGCCTTGTAGTTGAGAACGCGAACGGAGAACACAGGCCATGTGTCTCGAAAGGACTGCGCCTGCAAGCGGTTGAGCTTGCCTACCCAGAACAGGCTGACCTGAACGATGCCGTTGTCGAACTGACGGACGGTCCGATAGCTGTCGTCAGCCAGGCGCTTGAGCCATTCGCCGTGGTCGATCTTGCGTCCAGTACGGTCGATGTACGTGAAGGAGCTGCTCATGCCTTGAACATCCAGTCTTCGACCTTGAAGGTCTTGATGTGCTCGCCAAAGACGTAGGGCTCGAGGATCATCGAACGATCTGTCTTGGCTTCACCCTCGAAGATCAGCACCATCGCGTCCTTGCTGAACGTGATCGAGTGGATTTGATCGTGGGTCATGAAGTACCACTGGCCTGCCGTGTAGGTGCGGGCGCTTCGAGAGAAGCTCCGCTGACCGTCTTCCAGCTTGTAGTACTGGCCTGGATTGCCGTCATAGACCAGGCTGCTGACGAAGAACTCGTCGGCCTGGCCTAGATGCTGTGGTTCGGCGTAGATCGTGTTCTCCACCGAGCCGTGCAGCACCATGCAGGCCAGATCGAACCGATGGCTGTGAGGCGTGATCGGCATGTCCTGCGTGCGGTGGTTGCAGAACATCCGAACCTTCTGAGAGGAACGAGCGTCCTCACCAATCAGGTGGCTACTCAAACCAGGAACGATGTAGTTCGTGATGCTGTCATAGCCCATGCCGAGCAGGTGTTGGCGTACTTCGTGCGTGATGTTGGGTTCGATCTCCATAGTCAGAGCTCCAATTCAGGTTGTTTCAGGGTGAACCACAGCGGCTCTGACCTCTGCTTCCAGGTTGCGAAGTGGGCCTTGGCGCCGATGTAGAACTTGCGATAGGCGATCACCGGGTCGGGATCGCGGAACTCGTCAGGCATGGCCAGCGCAAATGGCGTCAGGCCGGTGCGTGGCAGCTCAGGCATGTCGCGTAGAACGCCCTTGAAGTACGGAAACGTGGCGTGCAGCTTGCCGTACCGATAGGTGTACTCCTCGCACAGTGCGCGGCCGTGATGCCACAGCCAGGCATAGTTGTGCGCCGTCTTGCCCGCCCAGATCGTGCAGGGGTGAT